CGATCGCCTCGGTATTCGGCTGGAAGAAGAGTTCGAGTTCGAAGGTCGCCGGCGTCTTCGGCACCCCGAGCCCGTACCTGCCGGCCAAATACGCGCCGCCCCCAACGACCGACACGGCCGCGAACGATTCCCTGCAGCAGCAGCAGCAGCTCGCCCGGCAGAAAGGGGTCTTGGCCACCATCTTCGCGGGCAATAACGCGTCCACGCCCTCCGTCACCAAAAACACCCTTGGAGGTTGATATGGCCGAGAAGACCGAGCAGAAGACCGACCCGAAGTCGGACCCCAAGCCCCCCGCCGGCATCTGGCGCGCCTCGCCCCAGGAGTTCACCGAGGAGGACTTCAAGAGCACAGCGGCCGCGGCCGGCGTCCCGGTCGAGGGCACGAAGTTCGAGCTCGAGGACGAAGAACGCGGCGGCGTGCCGGGACGCAAGATCGTCATCGTAGACTGACGATGGCGCAGGACGTCGCCGGCGAGATCATCCGTCACCAGGGGCTATTGAAATCCCAGCAGGCGAATTTCTCCCGCTACTGGGAGGAGATCGCCTACTACGTGATGCCGCCGCACGCGACGTTTCTCGTGCAACCCTCGGAGGGCCTCAAGCGCACCGAGCGGCTGTTCGATCAGACCGCGGTCTCGGCGAATGAGCGCTTCGGCGCCGCGATCGAGCAGATGTTGACGCCGCGCACCCAAGAATGGCACGGCATGAGCTCGCGCAACCCCCAGCTCGCGGACAGCCAGAAAGTACAGTCCTTCTTCGAGCAGTTCACGCAGACGCTCTTCGCGTTGCGCTACCGGCCGAAGGCCAACTTCGCGAGCCAGACGCACGAGTGCTACATGTCGCTGGGTGCGTTCGGCAACATGGCGCTCTTCATCGACGAGCAGCTCGGCAGCGGCATCCGCTACCGCACCACCCCAATGCAGGAGCTCACCTGGGCGCAGGATCATCAGGGCCGTGTCGACACCGTGTACCGCAAGTTCAAGTTGGAGGCCCGCCAGTTCGAGCAGCAATTCCCCGGGCGTCCGATCCCGAAGGCGATCCTCGATGCGCTGAAGACCAACCCGTACGCGGAGTTTGAATTCATTCACAGCGTGCGCCCGAACACCGAGCGCGACAGCACCCGGCGCGACTTTCGCGGCATGGCGCACAGCTCCCATTACGTCATGGTCGTCGACCAGGTCCTCGTCGACGAGGGCGGCTACCGGACTTTCCCGTATGCGATCGGCCGTTACACCATGGCGCCGCGCGAAAACTACGGCCGCGGGCCGGCGATGGCTTGCTTTGCCGCGATCCGGACCTTGAACGAGGAGAAGAAAACGGTCCTTCGCGCCGGGCAGAAGAGCGTGGAGCCGGCGATCCTGCTGTACGAGGAGGGCGTGCTCGAGGCGTTCAACCAGCGCTCAGGCGCGATGAACTACGGGATGCTCTCGGCCGATGGCGAGGAACTCGCCAAGCCCTTCAAGATCGACGCCAACATCCCGTTGGGGCTCGAGCTGATGAAGCTGGAAGCCCAGGCCGTCAACGATGCGTTCTTGACCACCCTCTTTCAGATCCTGGTCGACAACCCGGAGATGACGGCGACCGAGGCGCTGATCCGCTCGCAGGAGAAGGGCATGCTCTTGGCACCCACCATGGGCCGCCAGCAGTCGGAGTTTCTGGGACCGCTCATCGAGCGCGAGATCGACCTGTGCTATCACTCGCCCTCCTTGCGCGCGATGCTGCCGCCGATCCCGGATGAGCTCCTGGAGACGGGCGGCTTCTTCGACATCGAGTACAAGTCCCCGCTCACGAAGTCCATGCGCGCGGCGGAAGGTACCGCGATCATGCAGACGGTGCAGTCGATCGGCGTGCTTGCGCAGATCGATCCTTCGGTCACCGACCTGTTCGACATGGACAAGACCGCGAAGCGCGTGGCGGAGATCAACGGCTTTCCGGCCGATTGCTACAAGACGGATGACGAACTGGAGGCTGCGCGTACCGCACGGGCAAACCAGCAAGTGGCCTCCGCCGTCACGCAAGCCGCGCCGCAGCTCTCGGTGGCAGCTAAGAATTTGGGCCAAGCGCGCCAGGCCGAGGCGATGGCCGATACCGCGGGCGCGCCGAGCGCGGCCGCGCAACCTCAAGCAGCGTAAAGAAGGGGGACGACAATGCCAGAGATCAGTGAGCGGCTCTACGAGAAGCGCGACAGCACCGAGCGCTTCAAGATGGTGCCCTATGCGGGGCCGTTGAATAAGTGGCCCGACAACAAGGAGTGGTACGCCGTCAGCCAAAAGACGGGCGAGAAGACTCTGATCTCCTCGCAGGAGATCCAGTTGTGGTACCGCACCGTCGAGGCACCGCCGGCCGCGGCCGACGATCCGCCGAAGAAGTGAGCCAGCACGAGCGCGAGCTCGCGCGCCGGCGTGCGTACTGGGCGACGTTCCTCGGGCCCGACAACCAGCCGCATCCGAATGCGGCGGCGATGCTCAAGAGCTTTCGCAAGTTCTGCCGCGTCGATCGCCCCGGGATCGTCATCAGCCCAGTGCAGAAGATGACCGACCCCTACGCCACGGCCTACCAGGCGGGCCTGCGCGATGCGTACACGCACATCGATTTGATGTTGAAAGCAGCTAACGAACAAACAGTGGAGAAAGACGATGCCCGAGGGGACAACAGTATTGACGAGTAGCCCGGCGCCCGCGGCAGCAGCCGCAGCTCCGGCCGCAGCAGCAGCACCCGCAGCAGCAGCACCGGCTGCGCCCGCAGCCAACGCCTCCTGGTACGGGGAGGTCACGCCCGAGATCAAGACCTGGGTCGATGGCAAGCAGTACAAGGATCCGGCGACGGCACTCGCCGCCCACATGGCCGCGGAAAAACTGATTGGCGCACCTGCCGAGCGGGTGCTCAAGCTTCCGGAGAAAGCCGACGATCCGGCGTGGGGCGATATCTGGGGCAAGCTCGGCCGGCCGGCGAAGCCGGAGGAGTACGATCTGCCGGTACCCGCGGGCGAGGGCGGAGATTTTGCGAAGACCGCCTCCCAGTGGTTTCACGCGGCCGGTGTGCCGAAAGGCGCCGCGCAGACGATCGCCAAGCAGTGGAACGAATTCTTTGCCGCCGAAGTCGCCAAGGCCGAGGAGGCCGATCAACGCACCAGTGCCGCCGCGTTGGTCACGCTTCGCAGCGAATGGGGAGGTGCCGCGGCCGAGCGAGAGGAGCTCGCGCGGCGGGGCCTGGCAGCCTTCGGCAAGCAGGCCGGCATGGAGGATGCGGATCTGATCAAGCTCGAGAACGCGATCGGCACGGTCAAGATGCTCAAGCTCTTCTCCGAGGTCGGCAAACTCACCACGGAGGCAGGCTTCCGCGGCGGCAACGGACAGACCTTCACGCTCACCAAGGATGAGGCCCAGGCCAAGGTCAATGCGTTGAAAGCGGACAAGACCTGGTCGAAGGAATACCTCGCCGGCGATAAAAACAAGCAGGCGGAAATGACGCAGCTCATGGAAATCATCGCTGCGACTTGATTTCGGTCCTTCAGGTGTGCACCTTCCGTCACGTGGATACGGCCGGTGCGCCCCCACTGACAGCCGGAACAGACGGTCGGCGCGTTCAGCGTACCTGGACGAAGAAGCGCCCCCTTCATCGGATACGGCCTTCGAGAACCTGTGTGTATAGGCTTTTCGAGGACCCACCATGTCATTTCAAGTACCCGCGGCATTCGTCCAGCAATACAGCACCAACGTGCAGATGTTGCTGCAGCAGAAGGGCGGCCGGTTGCGAGCCTGCGTCGAAGTGGAGAAGTTCCACGGCCAAGCCGCTTCCGCCGTCGAGCAATTTGGCCCCGTCACCCCGGCGAAGAATCTCGCCCGTCACTCTCAAACCCCGATCATCTCCACGCCGCAGGCGAAGCGCTGGGTCTATCCCAACGACTACGACTGGGCGGATTTGATCGACAACGAAGATCGCCTGCGCATGCTGATCGACCCGCAGGGCCCGTACAGCTTGAACGCCAAGAACGCCATGGCGCGCGCCGAGGATGAGGAGATCGGCATTGCGATCTTCGGCACCAACCAGACCGGCCAGAACGGCACCGTGGCCGTCACCTTCCCCGCCGGCCAGATTGTCGCGGTCAACATCGGCACCTCGGCGGCCACCGCCGGCATGAACATCGCCAAGCTTCGCGCGGCCAAGAAGCTGCTCCTGGCCGCCGGCGTCGACATCGACGAGGACGAACTCTTCTGCGCGATCACCTCGGTCGACCACGACAACCTCTTGAACGAAGCGCAGGCGATCTCGTTGGATTACAACGACAAGCCGATTTTGGTCGATGGACGCATCAAGGCGTTCATGGGCTTTAACTTCGTGCAGTGGGAGTTCATCGACACGGTCTCCTACCCGCAGTCCGCGGCCGCGCTGGTCAACGGCTCGGGCTACCGGCTGGTGCCGGCGTGGTCGAAGAAGTACTTGAAGCTCGGCATGTGGAACGAGGTGCAGACCACGGTCGACCGGCGCCCCGATCTTCGCAATTCCGTCCAGGTGTACTGCACGGGCACCTACGGCGCAACCCGGCTGCAAGAGAAGGGCATCGTCCAGATGCTCTGCAACTAGCTGCCCAACCCTCACCCTCCTAGGAGAAAGACATGACCATTTGGTATTCACAGGAGTTGACGGGTTCGGCAAGCTTGCCGGTCGTCAAGCCCTCCGCTCCCCAGTACGACACGCCGATCATCCTGTATCAGGCATCGATCGTGCTCGCCACGCAGCTGATCGCCGACACCATCGTGATCGGTAACGTGCAGTCGGGCGCGGGGTTTGCGTACGGCATCTTGGCCACCGACACCTCGCTCGGCACCTCGACCATCGCGATCGGCACGAGCGCGAGCTCGGCGAAGTACTTGGCCGCGCAGACCTTGACCACGGTCAATGCGCCGGTGCTCTTCGGCAAGGTGGCGCCGATGGCGAACGTGCAGTTGGCCGCCATGGAGCAGCAGATCATCACGATCGCGGTCGCTAACCTGCCCGCCGCCGGCAACCTGATCGTGCAGATGTACTGGGCGCAAGAATAACTGACTGCCATCCCCCGTCAGTTAGTCCCCTTGGGGGCGACAACGCCCCCAGTTTTTGAAGGAGAGAGCGAATGGCAACGGTCCGATTTTCGATTTTCCCCGATGCGACGGAGGCCCAGATCACCCAGGCTGTGGGCGCAGCGACGGTGACCAACAATGTCGAGCTCACGGTGGATCTCGGCAACACGATGGACGGAGCCACACGCGTGATCCAGAAAGAGGAAGTCCTCTTGTGTCTGGAGCGCCTGACTGACTTCATCATGAAGGGCGGAGCGAACCTGACGGGCTGGCCGCCGCAATGACGGCGAAGGTCGTCGATGTTGGGCAGGGCTACGGCAGCTTCACGTCGCACTCGACGCAGGGCGGCTTCTGGATCAACAAGACGGCGAGCGGCGTCGTGCTCGCGTTCCCCGCGATGCTCATCGGGTTCTATGTCAACTCGACCACCGCCGGCACGATTCAGCTTTTCGATAATGCTTCGGCGGCAGCCAATCCGACCGGCGGCATCATCACGCCAGTCGCGGGACTGCAGTGGTACCCCGCGATCCTGCTGAACGGCCTGTTCGTCAACATCGCCGGCACCGCGCTCGACGTCACGTTCTTCTATCTAAAGTAAGGCGCACTCGACATGCAGACCAGCAAATCGCCGCCGCCGGCTGGATCCCGATCTTGATCTCGGAACTGGCCACGACCGAAGTCATCGGCTCGAATCCCGCAGTGCTGATGCCGCAGCTCTGCGCGCAGATCAACGCCCTCGGTGCGGCGGCGATGAATGCCGCCGCCATCGTCAACATGCAGAACTACGTGCCGGTCATCACGCCATCCAACGTGAATTATTATTCGGACGGCCTGCACCCGACGCTCCCCATCCATTTGATGATTGCGAGTGCTAGTGCTGCGGCACTAGCGCAGTTACCGGCCTGAAGCTAACGCGATGTGAGCCATGGCCTCGAGCTCATCCCAAATCCAGGTCTGCAATCGAGCCCTCCAGAAGCTGGGCGCGCAGCCGATCGTCAACTTCACCGACAACACCAACAACGCGCGCGCCATGTCGACCGCGTTCCAGCCGGTGGTCGAAGCGGAGCTGCGCCGGCACCGGTGGAAGTTCTCGATCCTGCGCGCGAACTTAGCGCAGCTCTCCGGGCAGCCGGCGAACGGCGTCTACACCAACATGTTCCAGCTGCCCTCCGACTGCTTGCGGGTGCTCAACATCGGGGATTGGTGGCCGGGAACCGATATCTCCGATTACCGCGGCCGCACCACCGCCGAGTACTCGATCGAGAACAACCTGGTGCTCACCAACTATGCCGCGCCCTTGAGCCTGCGGTACGTGTCCCGCATCACCAACACCGGCCAATGGGATTCGGCCTTTGCCGAGGCGGTCTCCGCGCGCTTAGCGTGGGAATGCTGCGAGCAGATCACCCAGTCGGGCGAGAAGCGCAAGCTCGCGATCCAGGAGTACAAGGTCGCAATCCGCGAGGCGATCGGCGCCAACGCGTTGGAATCTCCCCCTGAGTTCACCGCGGACGATAGCTGGGTTACCTCGAGGATTGCGTGAAAGGGGCACCGGCTCTCGCCTCCTTCAATTCGGGCGAACTCTCCCCGTACATGGAGGGCCGCGTCGACCAGGCGCGCTATCAGAACGGCGCCCACCAGATGCTCGGGTTCATGCCGCTAGTGCAGGGCCCTGCCGTTCGGCGAGGCGGCAGTTACTGGGTGACGCCGATCAAGGATTCGACGAAGCGCTGCTGGCTGCGTCCCTTCAAATTCTCGATCACCCAATCCTTCCAGCTCGAGTTCGGTGATAAGTACCTGCGGTTCTACATCAACCACGGTCAGCTGCAGACCGGCGCGGTCGCCGCCTGGAGCAACGCGACTGCCTATGTGCAGGGCGCGCTCGTCTCGAATGGCGGGGTCAACTACTACTGCATCGCGGCCAACACCAACCAGGCACCGCCGAACGCGACCTTCTGGTACCCGCTCACGGGAACGATCTACGAGATCCCCACGCCCTGGGCGGTCGCGGACTTGACCGATGCACAGGGCGCCTTCGCGTTGAAGATCACGCAGTCGGGCGACATCCTCTACATCGCCGGCGGCGCCGCCACCGCCTCGACCGCGACCGGCTATCAGCCCTACACGCTCACCTCGTTCAATACGACCAACTGGGTGCTCGCGCCGTACGCGCCCAACGATGGGCCGTTCATGACGCTCAACACGGATCTGACGACCGCGATGTGGGTGAGCGGCATCTCCGGGTCGATCACCATCAACGCGAACAAGAGCGTCTTCACCGCGACCGACGTCGGGCGCCTGGTGCGCATCGCGCAGCAGAACTTCAACGTGAAGACCTGGGCGAACAACGTCGCCTATGCCGTGGGCGCTCTGGTGCGCTTTGCCGGCAACACCTATCAGTGCGTGACGGCGGGGACCTCGGGAAGCGGCGCCACCGCCGGCGGCACGTACGCTCCGCCCACGCAGACCTCCGGCACTGCGTTTGACGGCTCCCCTGGGTGCCAGTGGCTCTACATGGATTCTGGGTATGGCATCGCGCGCATCACCGCCTTCACGAGCGCGACCCAGGTCACGGCGACCGTGCTCACCCAGTTCCCGCAGGCCTGCGTCGGTAATGCCGCAGCCATCACCGGCATCACGCAGGCAAATCCTGCAGTGGTCTCCGCGGTCAACACCTTCGCGACCGGGGACACGGTGATGATCTTCGGCGTCAACGGCATGCCGCAGGTCAACAACATCCTCTTCACGATCGGCACCGCGACCGGCGCGAATTTCCCCCTGACCGGCATCAACTCCACCGGTTACGGCGCCTGGACCAGCGGCGGCACGGCGGTCGACGGGGCGAGTGCCCAGTGGCAGTTGGGCGCATGGTCCAACACCACCGAATGGCCGCGGGCGTGCTCGTTCTTTCGCAACCGACTCTTTTGGTTTGGCGCACTCGGTATCTGGGCCTCGGTGCCAGGGCTCTTCACGAGCCAGGCGGTCGACACCTTCGGCGTGGTCACGGCGAACAACGCGATCTCGATATACCTCAACACCAACGGCGTCACGACCATCAATTGGGCGCTGCCGTTGGACCGGCTCATCATCGGCTGCGATCAGGGCGAGTTCGCGCTCTACGAGCAGACCACGAACCTGCCCTTGGGCCCCGCCAACGTGCAGTACGTCGCCCAGTCCGGGCGCGGCACCCGCACCATCCAGGCGATCCAGGTCAACACTTCGGCCTTCTACGTGCAGCGCGCCGGGCGCAAGCTGATGTCGGCCGAGTACGACTTCACCATCGATAAGTACCGCTCCTTCGATCGCTCGGCGTGGGCCTATCACATCACCAAGGGCACCGTCATTGACATGGCCTATCAGGCCGAGCCCTGGTCGATTCTGTGGTTCGCGCGCGCCGATGGGCAGCTGATCGGCTTTACCTACGACTTCGAACAGGATGTGTGGGGCTGGCACGGCCACGCGATGGGCCCGACCTTGGGCGGCGGCGCGGTGGTCGAGGCGGTCTCCTCGATCCCCAATCCTTCCGGCTCCGGCGATGAACTCTGGATGATCGTCAACCGTACGATCGGCGGGGTCACCGTGCGCTCGGTCGAGTACTTGACCAAGATCTACGAGGACGGCGATGCGCAGGCCTCCTGCTTCTACGTCGACGCCGGCGCCACCTACTCGGGCCCGAGCACGCAGACCATCACCGGGCTAGGCTACTTGAACGGCGAAACGG